CACCTCAAAGGCGCCCATCCGGTCCGGATTGCACGGATACTCAATCAGGCTCACCTGGCCGAAGTTGTGGTGCCGTTCCTTGACGATCTGCAGTCCGCCCTTATCGCTGTCCACCAGCGGCAGTCCCGCAATCGTGTAGGTCACGTTCGGCGTGTACACCGTGTATTCCACGTCGTTTTCCGGCGGATCCCGGTACACATAGGTCACACCCATGGCGACCTTCTTCTTGGCGTTGTTGAACCGCACCACAAACGTGTTCTCCACGTCCGGTACCGCGATCTCAAACGGCGCTTCGTCCAGGTAGTCATCCAGCCGTCCCGTGCCGTCATCGTGGTAAGCCAGCCGGTAAGCCACGCCGCAGGTGAACATCTTGTACGCCAGTTCGTAGTCCAGCGTCTGCTTGTCCTCAGAGATCATCATGTCGTTGACCCTGGCCACCTTGTCCGGAATGTCCCGGTTCTGGTCCGCCACACTCTTGTTTCCCCGGCGGCTCACGTACTGAATCGGTTCTCCCGCGAACTCGGATGCCTTGAACGTCACGATCTCGTTGGCTATGTTGACCACGATCTTGTTATTGATCTCATCGTGGTACTTCTTCGTCCGGTCCTGGATCGGCTGAAGACCACGCTCATATTTCTGCAGGAAAATAATCTCCAGGCGGTTCAGTTTGTGAACGGTCAGTGCCTTCTGCAACACTTCCACCACGTTCTCCCGGGTGATTTCCTTCTCCCCCGTCAGAATCATCCGCCGGCCATGCAGTTTTTTGGAGAAGTCCAGATCGTCCGTTCCTTTGGTGACAGTCGTGTCATGAGCCTCTAAGGTCGCCACGCCGGATTCCTCCTTTCCCTTTCATAAAGAAAAAGACGCCAAATAACGGTTTCCCGCTATTCAGCGTCTCATAACTGTTCAACCGCACTTTCTTCACGGGTACGCAAAGAAAGCGGAACAGTATCCTACGCATGCATTATAACAACATATAGTTGTGTTGTCAATGCAATTCGTTGTTTTCATTGGAAAAATTAAAACGGCCGCTGGAACACAGACACCTGTCCGTAAATGAAAGTCTGCACGTAATCCGCCAGCATGGCCAACGCGTCCACCGCGTCATCCCACTTATTCTTCCCCGCCATCGAGTACGAACATACAAAATTCATAAACCGCCGGTACTCTTTATCTTTCACCACGCTGTCATCCTTGAACAGGAAATGCTCCTTGACGAACGGTGAAGCCATAATGATCTTTGTTTCTTTCTGCTGTGTGGTGTACTTGGTCGTGATCTTCGTCCTTCCACCCCGGGCACGGATTTTCTCCTGCACCGTCTGGGCCACTCTCCCGCCGGCACTGTTGCTTTCAAACCGCCCCATATGAACCGTATTGTCAATGCACTTCTGGACCAGTTTTTCTTCTACAACCTCCGGAGCTCCGTTGTCGCATACTACATCCTCAATGTAGTAATCCTGCCCGTATTGATAAGCAATCGGCATTACGCAGTAGTCTTTACCCCTGTCCTTCGTGTCGCAAGCACACAGAATGGCATCCGGTGCCCTGTCCGGCAGTTCAAAGTAACGCCTGAGTTCACTTGCGTCATACAAAAGGCCTTCACGTTCAATCGGTTGGTTCATGTACAACGCTCTCCAACTAACGTCATCCATGATCTCCCGCTGTTCACGATAGAATGCCGTGCTGAATCCAACCCCGTACTGGTAATCGAAATTGCTTTCGTCGTTCTCGTTCAGCGCGGGCACCACGATAAACCTCGCCCTGTCAGACCCTTCATACTGCCTCTCCAGTCTTCCTACCACATCCGCCACCGACCAGCGGGTTGCTACGTGCAGTTCCTTGCAATGGTCACCGATCTTTCTTTGCCGCAGGTCGGTTGTGTAGGTGTCCCACAGTTTATCCAACCGTTCCCGGGAAAGGCTGACTTCCAAACCGGAAACCAAATCGTCCGCATATAACAGCCTGCTGGCCCGGTACAGACCGGCGTTCCCGGATCCAATTGATGTGAATTCCAGCGTTTCAAAACGTTTCCGTTTCCCTAAATCGATCCGGTAGTCCTTCGCGTTTGTGCTCGACACATTCACTTGCGGGAACACATCGTGCCAGAGATAGTCCCCGTTTTTGTCGAAAATCCGCAAACACTCCTCATACACCCCATGCACAAAAGCGTTGCTGTGGCTTCCCGTTAGACTCGGCTCATCCGGCCACCTTCCTGCAATCCATGTCAGGAAGAATATCGACAATGTGGTCTTTCCGACGCCCGGAGGAAGTGATATGCCCAGCAGGTCCAGGTCATCATCCATCAGGCTCTGCATCGCCTCCACCAACGGTAGTAACTGTTTCCTGCGCGGCGAATAAAACCGTTTCTTCTGATCCCTGTTTTTCTCAATGTACAGGCAAAACGCGTCAAAATCCACCGGCGCGTCCACCAGTGCCGAGTGCCAGTACGTGTCGTTCATCCGCTTCATCTCCCCGGACGATGCCCCACGTTCCGCCATCTGCCGCATTACCCCGCTCAGCAACGCCCGCAGCGATTTATTCTCCGCGTGATATTCCTCCTGCCCTTCCCGGATCGCATTGTCATATGCGCTCACCAGATCCGCATATGCGCCCACGTCATACGGCTTCTGCTCAATAAACTTCTTAATCCCGTCAATCAGCTGGCTCAATCCCGTCCCTCCCAACAAAAAAGCGGGAACAGGCCTCTCGGCTCATTCCCGCAATCATGCGTCTCAGTCTATTCAGTTCGTCTTTGCAACCTGATTGCAATTACATTGCAACCTATTGCAATCAGATCACATGCAACCCCTGCAGCACCTTGTATATGCCCCAGATCAGTAACCCCGCACACAGCGCCATCCCAATCCGAATCAGCACCAGTTTCACCAGCACTTCTTTCTTCGACATCGTCCGCAGAATCCGGTTCCCACAGTGCGGACACGCCCGCGCACTGTAACTCACCATCCCGCCGCAGTCCGGGCATTTCATGACCCCGCCGCGCTCTCCACGCTGCTCACTCATGGCCAGTCCCCCTCGTCACATCATAAACCGCACAATGTTCTCTTTCCCACACCCAGGACACGTTGTCTCCAGCCGCATTCCCGGCGTCACGTTGATCACGTTCGCCGGTTTCCCACACGCATAGCACTTAAACTGCCACATCTGTGCCCCAGCTGCCGTTGTCCCCGGGATCCGCCGTCCCACAGTCACCCGGTTCACCCTGGAGCCTTCATACCGCGCCTTCAGCACCTCTGACTCAAACGGCGCCGGTTGTTCCCGTACCGGCGGTGGGTTCTGCGCGTATTCCTTCCGTACCCGCTCCAGTTCCTTTTCCGCCTGCTTGTCCCGCTTCCGCTGCTCACGGTCCAGCCGGGCCTGTAGTTCCCGCTGTTCCTCCGCCCGGGCCTCCCGCTCCCACTGGTGACGCATCTTTGCCCGGTCTTTCCCGCTCTTCGCCCAGTAGGACGTCCGGTTCACCCACGCCTTCGCGTCCATCTTCTCTGCGTTCCAGCAGATGATGATAAAGACCGCAATCACCCACGCAACTGCCGCACCGCCCCACTTGCCTTCCGCAGCCAAAGCAATTCCCGCAATAATCAGGATTCCGCCGATAATCACCGTCTGTCACCGCCTTTTCACTCTCCGCACCATCCGATGCACTGCGGCGTGGCGTACACCTCACCGCCGCACCGCTTGATGCATACATGCCGCACATTCTTCCACCCAATCCGGCTATCATCCCCCAGGATCTCACCGATCACGATGTCTTCCATATCGAACCATACGACACCGTCCTTCCCGTTCCAGCAGTTCCATACATGGGCCTTCATCTCTTCAATCGTTGCAAACTCACGCGCTTCCGTCATCGCCTCAACAAGTCCGCCACGATGCGGTCTGTATTTAATCATTTCCACCCACCGCCTTTTTTGTTTTTTCGGGATTTTTCCGAAACGGGTTTTCCGGAAGACTCACTTTCCGGCAGACGGGGTGGGTGCATTGTATGAATTGCCTACATAATACGCATCCTCCACCACGGTGCCCTTCGGTATGACGGCAATCTCATATCCCAACTGCCCGGCAAGTTCCTGCAGTATTTTGATCGTCATGTTGTCCGTCTTTTTCGGATTCAGCCTGTCCCACATCGCTGCCTGAGATATACCCAACCGCTCAGCCATATCGCAATTCTGCACGTTGTTTTTCTGCATCAGGTCGGTCACTATCTGCTTTCCTGTCACATTGGACACCTACCTTTCTGGTGACAGTATAACATTCAAGTTTTTTCTTGTCAAGGTATATCTTGATCTTTTTTATTTTTGGGGTGCGGATGGGGGTTAGTGCCCCGGGGTGACCGGATTGTACATCCCCTGCGGGGTCGGATCCGGTCCAGCGGATCCGGAATGCCTGAATCAGATACCAGGAAAAAACAGCATTATTTTTTTTTGCAATTCATCAAGTTTTTACTTGACAATCAAGTTTAAACTTGATATTATCTCTATGAAATCAAGTTGCAACTTGATTATCTTATAAGAAAGAAGGACCGGAAACATGAGAGAAAAAGCAAAAAAAATGAACATGTCGGAAAAAGCAGCGCGCAGGCCGTCAAAAAAGGATACCTACAAAAAATATGGTATTGAATTCAAAAACGATAAAATTTTATCGCCGATCGGCTGGATTTGCGAGCTGTTAAAAGTAGGCAATGATAAAACAGGTAAACTTGTATTGACTTTCTCTATGTTACCTGGCACGGCCGATTATACTATCGACATTGGCGGAAAGGATTATACAATATCCGGCACATGTTCTTGTGATTGCGACGGTTGCTACGCTAAAACAGGACACTACAATCATGCAAACACTATCCGGTCCATGGCCATTAATACTTATTTGGTCAATAATTATATTGACTTTGTTCGAAATTGTATTTGCGCGCAACTGGACTATATCGGCCGCGGTGAAGTAAGAATTCATGCGGCGGGCGACTTTAAAACGACGGATCCGGATAAATACGCGGACATGTGGCTATACATTGCAAAAAAGTATAATTCCTTCCGTTTCTGGACATATACAAAAATCAAAAAGTTTGAAACTTTATTTGACAGCCTGAAAAATGCGAATATCGTCAAAAGTATTATTCCTGGTATAGGTTTCAATTTCGGAACATGTGAATATATCATAAACGCCTACTATACTTTAAAGGACCTGAATCAGGACGTTTATATTTGCAAATGCGGGATTGACAAGAACCAGCATTGCGAAAAATGCGGTGTTTGTGCGACTTATAAATACGTCTTATTTATTGAACATTCTACCGGTTACAATGCGGAAAAGGACCCGTTATATGCAAAACTTTGTGAGATTGTAAATAACCAGTAAAAAACCAGCTAAAGCGGCCCGCGGGCCGGCCGTATATGGCCCGCATAATATCGAATAAAGAAAGGATATAAGACAATGAATACTATCAATATTGACGAAATTATTACCGTTTACCTGCAGGAAAAAGAGATCGAAAAAGCAGCAAAGAAAAAAGCGGACGCGGAAAAGAAAAGCGCGTAAATGATACCGGCCGCGGCGGCCGGTTATATATCCGGATCCGCCGCGGCGAATCAGGAAAAGAAAGGATTGACAAAAATGTTTAAAGCAGTTGCCTATTATTCCAGCCCGGAAGGATCCTGGCATATTATCATCGGAAAGTATGATAGTCCAGCCGCTGCGGAAAAAGCTTGCTATGATCACGCAAAAAAGCATGAAACAGATGTATACCTGCAATATTATCAGGTATTAGACAATTAAAAAAACGGAGGGATTGTAACTATGAATGTCCGGAAAGTAAAGATATTTTTGCCGGTTGAATTGTACTTTATTGATCACGCAGGCAAAACGCTGCAAAGATTTGCAATCACTGATAATTTGCCCGGCCTGCTGGATATCCTGCAAATTGTTCTTGACAGCTCAAAAAACGGCCTGGAAGACGTCGCAATCCTGGACCCGGCCCGGCCCGGCATGATAGGCAACGCGGCCCGTATAGCCGCCCATTATGGCCTGCGCAAGCGGTCCTTTGATGAAAAGCTGGACAATATCCGGACCTGGACTATCCCTGATATGGAGGTGTAAAGCATGAAACTATTAATAACCGCGGACCGGATCCGTGCCGTCATAGCTGGAGCCCGTACGGAAAAAGAAGTAGAATTTTCGCTCCGGTCCCACAAAATCAAGTATCAGTATGATACCAGCGCCGGTTATATGGCAATCAAAATTCCGGCCCGCTCCGGCGCCGTGCTGGTATACCGGACCTGCAGCAGGTCCGCCCCTTTCCAGGTCCGCTCCGCCGCTCCGGCCGCCGTCTATCCCGTTATCCCGCGGTTATATCCTGAATATTAATATGGAGGTGTTCTGATATGTATAATTCCGCTCCGTTATCCGCTCCAGGCGGCCGTATCTACCGCCTATATTCAGATCTGGCTTCCCGTCCGCACCTGCTCATCGCAGGTGCCACCGGCAGCGGGAAGTCAGTCACCGTCAACGGCATTATCTATTCGCTGCTGGCTACCCGCTCCCCGGCTGAATGTGGCTTTATCCTGCTGGATCCCAAAAAGGTGGAGCTCTCGCAGTATGCCCGCCTGCCGCACACTATCCGCTACGCCTCCGACGGTCCGGATATGATATCCGCCCTGGACTATGCCGTGAAGGAAACAGAAAACCGCTTCTCCATTATGGCGCGTCAGGGCGTGAAAATGTTCAACGGCCCGGACCTGTATGTCATCGTCGATGAGCTGGCGGATCTGGTACTGACTCAGAAAGCCGCTGCCCTGGAGCCGCTCCAGCGCCTGTCTCAAATTGGCCGCGCTGCCCGTGTTCATCTCATCGCCTGCAGCCAGTGCGTACTGGCGAAAGTCATCCCAACTGAGATAAAGGTCAATTTCAGCACGATATTGGGCCTCAGAACCGCTACCGCTGCCCAGTCCAGGTTTCTGGTTGCCTCCGCCGGTTGTGAGCTGCTCCCGGACCCAAAGAAGGCCGGAAAAAGCATCGGCTACCTGCGCGACGGCGCCGACCTGGACCGCTATGAACTGTACATGTACCCGGAAACCGAAATCGCTGCCATGATCAACTATTGGACCGCCGGCCTCCGCCGCGCCGGTTGAATGTTTCCCGCTCCCCTGATCTACCGCCCTGAGCCGCTCCGTCCGGGGCGGTTTTCTTTATGCATAATCCGCCGCTCCGGTCCCGGAATATGAGTGCATATTATGCGTATAATCGTTGTATTTCAATGCATGTCGGCTTTTCTTCGCTCATGTTGTGCCTCGCCTGCTGATGCATACAATATCCTGTATGCCAACTATTCGCTAAACATACGTTTTACGAATAGTTGACGGTCCCGGCTCAGATCTGGCTGGTTTCAGACCCTGAAGCAACCTGTCACGTCATAGGTATATAATATATATATTTATCCGTAAAAGTAGTATATATACCCATGCTCCAGGCACATGAAAACGGGCACAGGATCCGCTCCCGTGCCCGCTCCGGTTATTCCTCTCCTGGTATGTCCGTCAGGTATTTATCCTTCAATTCTTCGTCACTCGCTGCCTGATACGGATTATTCGGTGTAACGACCACATCTGCCACATCTTTATAACCGTACCAGTTTTTCGCCAGGAATATCCCGCTTGCCGGATTGATCTTTCCGGACTGCATATAATCGGCCCATTGTTCCTCAATTATTGACACCGCTTTTTTTATAATGTCACCGTGTGTAGCGCTACGTGTTTCCCCATTTCGCCACTCATTCAAGGCCTGTCTGCTTATCCCCAACCAATTACACAACCCCACGATCTGAGGTTTTCTGTCATTGTCCGCGCAGTGCTGGAAGTACATTCCTATGCGTTCTTTGACCTGCGCAGGGTCTGATATATCGATAGGTGGCAGGTCCCACGATGCGAGAGCGAAACGCAGGAAACGTGAATTTTCGCCAGGTTCGACGGGAGGATTGACGAACGATCCAATATCGCGCCGACCCTGCTTTTTGACTACCTCCTGGACCTGCTCTGTTGTGAGCTCCGTTCCATTGTCCTTTTCCATCTTCCCACCTCCCGTTATTCCCGTGCCCTACTGATGTACAGGGACACGTTCAGGTCGATATCGCCATCCTGCACCTTGTCGATGAGCTGGGACAGGTCAAGCGGATACCTGGATTTCGCAGTGGCGGTCTGTTGGACGAGCCGAGCAGTGAAGTCCTTCAATTCCCGCTCCGCCTTGTCACGTCCAGCGACGGCATACTTGGCCCGCTCCCGTTCCTTCTCAGCGCTGCGGATAGCGTCCTGTGCTACCTGATGCCAGTAGAGCACCGGGTCCTGTCCGGCGGGGGTGATCCGCAGGATATCCTGACGTTTCTGGACGGCTTCCGCTTCCGTTGCCGTAACGCCGGGGAATGGTGATTTCACCTCGATACTGGGGTCGTTTTCAAACAATTCGTTCATGATGTTTTGCTCCTTTCATTCCGCGACGGGCGACTGACGGATGATACCTTTGCAGAACAGATCCGTCTGGCTGCCCGGACGCAGGAAATTGTAATAATACAGTGGCATATCGTACAGCTGAAACGCTGTGCAGCGCTGCTTCATATCCCTCAGGAAGTAGGTATCGCTGCTGAAGACAGCATCGCCAAACTTCGCTCCGCGGATAGCATCCCGGCGCCATGCGGAGGACCAGACGTGATCCACCCGGGGCCGGAACAGGTTGTACTCTGACGGCTGGATATATCCCTTT